GCTCCGCAGATACTCCGGCTCTGTATGCTAACCTCCCTAATGTCTCTAATAGTTTCACTTCTATTATGGATTGGTTCGGAGACACGTTTTTTATTGAACGCACTGAGACGATTCACAAGTCCGGCTATACGTCTGAAAGGTATTCCTATAACTCTTCGACTCAACTTATTCAGCTCCCTTATGAAGAAGATTGCACTACTACCTCTCAGGTTCTCAACCCGCAAGCTTGCGTTTCTGCACTGCTTGTTGTCCTTGTCTTTGTTACTACTGTTACTTGGATTAAAAATGCGATTTGGGGGCGCATGAGCTGATGGAAATTATACCTTTACAATATTGTTTCGGCATCTTTTCTGTCCCTGAGATTGGCTATTTCATTGTTTTTGCTGCTGTTTTCTCTATGTTGGTTCTCCTGCTCCGTCCGTGACAGGTGCCCATAAATATTTTATGAAAGGATGATGACTTCAGGCTGCTTCTATTCTCGCAACTCTGCTTTCTTTGGTCGGTGAGTTTTTTACCTCGATGATTACTTGGATGGGTCAGCTCGTTGATTTTTATGAGTCCGAGCCCATTCTTCTAGTCTTTGTGATTCTCACTATCGCGGGCATCGTTCTCCGTATCCTTCGCCGCTGGATTCCCGGCCGCAGTTAATTGCTGTGAGAAAACGCCGCCGACCATTTTTAATGGTCGGCGACGTTTTTTCACTATGATGAAAGGTTGTTTTGCTATGCTTTATGGTCTTCTTGTTTTTTGTCTTTGTTGGCTTTTGGTGTATATTAATAATTATTGCAAAAATCCTTATAAATTAGAAGCTGTTGTTGGTTCTAAGGGTTCTGGAAAGTCTCTTTATATGTCTCGTGTTGCCAATTATTGGATGCGTAACAATAAAGGTCTTATCTATTCTAACATGGGAATCGGTTATGAATTGGAGCCTGAATATTGGAAACAAACTTTTCTCCCCGATTCCCTTATTCTTATCGATGAAATTGGCGTGCTTCACTCTAACCGCGATTTTAAGACTATGCCGCGAGAAGCTGTCGAATTTTTCAAAATGCAACGTAAGTATCATTTGACTATTATTGTATCGTCTCAGACGATGGACTTTGACAAAAAGATTCGTGACCTCTGCGACCGCATTTATCTCTGCAACCGGATTGGCTGGTTCTGCCGTCTCACTCCCTATCGCTCCTGTATCGCTATGGAACATCGCCCCGAGGGCGGCCAAGAGCTTGTTAACACGGTACGCAAGGCGGGACGGTCAAGGTGGTATACCATCCCAAAATCCGTGAAGCAGGTGAGCGCCTTAGAATACGATACAGAGCAGGTTATCACTAAGGCTTCCTCTAAATAAAAACTTCCCCCCGTGCCCTTTAGGGTCAGGGGGGTTGTTTTTTTTACTTTTCAAAATCTCGTGAATGTTTCTCCGTCTTTTGTCTGTGCGATGGTCTCCCAGAAGATCTCATTTTTTTGAAAAAAAAACGTAGGCAGTTGCTACGTTTAGTTACGCGATAGCGTCTCCACCGCGTCCCCCGTCTCCGCAAGGGCAAAGCCCTTGCCCTTCCAAAACAGGCTGGCAGGGGCTTCCGACATGTAGTGACTACTGTGACGGCGGGAGCCGGTGGGCGTGCGTGTAATACGCCCACCTTTTTGAAATTTCCTCTTGACAGCTCCTTCATATTGTGGTAACATTTAACCATGGAAATGAAAGGTGGTTTTCTCACATGAAAACGGTTGTTAAACTTGATTATGCTACTTTTTCTTTTGAGCAGGGTTCAATTTCTATTTCCAAAATCGAAGATGCTCTTGCTCAGTGTGATTTGCACTTTGCGCAGACTTCTAACGCAAGTGAGAATTCCCCCTACAATTCCCCTGCGGGCCTTTTCTTTAAGCCGAACAACGGCGCGAAACAGTCTCCGCACTCCTTGCAAGTGTCCGGTCATGGTTGTGAGCTTTTCCGTCCCACATTGCCGCGGCTTGCGTCACTGATGCAGGATGGCCATGAATTCGGTCACTTTTCCCGTCTTGATTTTTGCTTTGATGTTGTTATGACAAAACAACGGTGGCGCGAGTTCTATTTGGGTGTTATTTCTTCTTCTGTCGATGAAATGAATTACCCTGAAAAAGCTCGGAAGGTTCGTAAAGTCATGTATCAGGGCTATGGCGATTCTACTACCGTTTATATCGGTCGCAGAACGTCCTCCGCTGTCTTCTGCCGTATCTATAATAAATCCCTGCAAGACCCTGAAAAAAAGCTCTGTGTGGCTTCTGGCGAGTTTCTGGACTGCCCTGATGATTCCTATATCATTCGTTATGAGATGGAATTGAAATTTACTTCTCGTGTCCGTTCTGGTTCTCGTACCGTCTATGACCCTTCTCCGCTTTTCTGGTTTTATTATGAAGACCCTGAGAAGCTTTTCGCCTATCTTCGTAAAGTTTGGACTCGTTACGGAAATGTTTCTCTTCTTCCCGATGGCTGGGATGATATGCAGTTCGTGACCGATATTGTAGCCCGTGGCATTCATTACACTGCTGACTTTTGGCATCCCCTTAGTGATGACCTTGCTCAAAAGTTTTCCACTTCTATCCATACCGAAGAACAAAAAATGTCTTACGTTGCTAACGTCTTCGGTCATAGGATTATTGATATTCTTCTTTTTCGTCCTGAGTTGTTGTTCCTCGCTTGTTGTAAGTGGGAGCAGTATTATAATGAGCGTCTTCCGTTCTCCCCTCTTGAGCTTACACGGGAAATTGCACAGTTCTCGGAATCCTCCCGCATTGCCGTTGAGGAATTTAAGGAAATTGCTGATGACCCATCTCCCTTTAGTGAAGTCGGGTTTGATGATATATCTTTATTCTGATGAAAGGATGGTCGCTGTATGAAAGTTACTGTAGTTGGTAAGTCCCGCCGCACTGGTACAACTAAGCAGGGCAAAGTCTATGATTTTACTACTCTTATGGCCGAATATTCGATGCGTGCAAACGATGACAATGACGGCGTACAGGTTGATAGAATCAATGTTGACGCTCGCATGATGTCGTATGCGGTCATTGTCGTTGGCGCTATGTATTACCTTGACTTTGACCGCAACGGGTATCTCCTTGGAATTGAGGAAGTCTAACTTCCTTTGTTCAAACCTAATTTTCATTTCCTATGGGGAGCGGTTCGCCGCTCTCACATGGCGGGGTGGTGCAATGGTAGCACGTCACACTCTGAATGTGAAACTGCTGGTTCGAGTCCAGACCCCGCAACCAAAACGGATTTGACCTCCGTTATTCGATGTCGCGAAAGGTGGTGGCGATGTGAAGAAAAAGTTGCGGTCTTTTTATAAGCGCTTCGCCGCCCTTGTCGCGGCTCTGATTCTTGTTTTTTCGCTTTCTATTCCTGTCTTTGCTGTATCTGACACGGAATCGGATATGCCTTCTCTTGATGATTTTTATAGTCATCATGGTTCTTGGTTTGTTTGGCGTAAACTTATTTATTCCGGCATAGATTGTTTTGAGCTTCTTTGCTCTCCTATTGCTGTTTCTGGCTCTTCTTATACATTGCCGTATTCTATTTCTTATTCTACGGATGCGTTTGATGTTTCTTATTTAGCTAACGATTCTGGCTTAGCTTATGATTATGCTTGCGCTTTTCCTTATCCTCTTCGTGGTGCTTCTGGTCTTTGGTCTGAACTTCCCTCTTTCTCCATTGGTTTTGGCTTTTCCCCTCAAACTTCTGTTGTTCGCGTTTATTCTTCTTCTGTTCTACCTTCTGGAACTTATGGCTTTTTAACTTCTTCTTTTAGTCGTTCAGACCGTATTCTTTCTTTCGGTAATACTGCTGGTTCTTCTTCTGGCTCTTCTACTGATACTTTAGATTCTTTCACTTTTTCTTCCCCCTTTTATTCATATCCTTTTGCTATTCGTGAATCTTCCTCTTCTTCCGCAAGTGGCTATGTTTTACAGGGTGGTGATTCTTCTTTTATTGTTCCTCCTAATTCTTATTCTAACCTTAGGAATATCAATCTCAACTCTAATCGTTATCTTTTGGGAGCTCATTCTTTTGTTCCTTATCCCTCTGGGTATACTATCCCTTCTTCTGATATTGGTTTTGTTTTTGTGCAAAAGCCTTCTTCCTCCCCTGTTTATTCTGCTTCTGCCTTTGATACTACCGCTTCTTTCGCTTTTTCTCTCCTTGTTCCTGCTACTCTTCTTCCTGATGTTAAGCTTGGTGATTGGCTTTCCGATTCTCCCGAGGATTTGCAGGATGCTATTACCAATCAATTTGGAGTTGATTCTGGAACCCTTGAAAATTCCAAGGATAACTTGAATTCTTGGAATTCTACTTCTTCTGTTGATTCTGATATTGCCTCCGGTGCTTCTGGTCTTCTCGGCGGTCTTTTTCAGAATTTAGGAACGTTTTTCTTTTCTGTTTCTCTCCTTTGCTTCGGTGCTGTTGTTCTCCGTATGCTCATTAGAAAGGCGGTTGACGGATGACTTTTCTTGACTTCTTCAAGTCAGTTTTTAACCTTTTCGGTTCTGGTGGTGCTCTCGTCATTGCCGTTGTGGTTTTCCTTGTTGGTCTCGGTATTTATAAGTTCGTAAAGGATTGGTTGCCATGGTAGACTTTGTTTCGACTCTCGGTGTTGTAACATCGTTTATTTCAAATGTCCTTAACCTCCCTTTTTTCGGTTTTGGTACCTTCGGCACAGTTGTTCTTATTTTTCTACTGCTTTCGCTTGTTGGCTTTGTTCTTCGTGGCCTTTGGGATGGAGGTGATAAATGATGGAAGTCCCTACTATTATTAAAACTTGGGTTGATTCTGACGGCGTTACCGTCTACACTGTGCAGTATAAAGATGGTAGTACTTGCGATATGACCGTTCAGCAGTATGATTATCTTAAGGCATCTTCCGAAGCTATTGTTAAACTTGATTCACAGCAAGATAAACAAGATTATTCTCCTTCTGAAACTTTTGCTTCTGGTGAACCTGCACAAAATATCACTGAATCTCCAGACCTCCGTGAAGATTATGTTCT